TGAATTTCTGGGAATTCATAATCCATTGGATCATCGACGTTCACATTTGCAAGTCGATATAATTTTTTATCTTCTTCTTTTTTCTTTTGTTGCCTTACATATCGCATTTTCATTGCGTCTATGTATCTAAGTTCTTGAATTCCTGCCTGAGGATTTTTTAAATCAATTACTTTGTGGTAGTAAAGTCTTCCATCGATGTACCAATTTCTATAAATCTCATGAGATTTCCTATCAAAATCCAATAATTCTAGTATATACTTAAACTCTTCTCTTATTTTTTTCTTGATTCCATCACTTGCATTGAGATTTGAAAGTTCAATCTCTACAGGAGAATCATTTGAATCTGAGACTATAGCCTCATTTACTATATCTTCAATGGCACTATCACACTCTGGGTGAAGTGCCATTTCTCGATATCTTTTTATCAAATCAAATTCAGTTCTATAAACACCTTCAATATCTACATAAGATCCAAAAAAACCAGAACTTAAATAATGATCAACTTCGTCCTCGTTATTTGGTGGAACGGGGGACAAAGTTGAAGGTGTTAAATTATTAGAGCTATCTTCAATAGAAAAACCGAATAACTTCGACATAATTAAATATTAAACCCTACAGACTTGTACTATTTATCAGGCACCACTACCCGCTTTTTCTGGGTAGAAGTATTGTACTTGGAACTCTACTGTGAATTCTTCAATAGTATCTGTGGAATCATATGAGAGATCAATTTGAGAAACATTTGTTGGGAAAATGTCTACAAACTTGTACTGTGCAAGAATGTTTGCATTTCCGCCAGCAGATGCATTTGAAGGTCCTTCTTTTGTAACAGCTCCTCTTCCAAGCTGATAGACAGTTGCTTGACCCATATAGTCATTAGGATTTGTTAATCCAGTATGATTTGAATATTGGGCAACACTTTGCATCCAAGATTCAAATGATCTTCTATGGGAAAAGTTTTCGTCATTGATAATAGTTACTGTCCAAGTATCAAATGTACGATCACCTGCAACTTTTAGGATTCTACCTCTAAAAGGTACATCGATAGGTGCTACATTAGAAGCTGGTAAAGCCGCTGCTTTACACAAAAATCTAAAATTATTTGCGTCAAACCCACCAGATCCATCACCCTGAATGTTTGTTGGTAGAGAGTTTGGAAATGCTACTTGAACTTCGAATAAGTTAGGGCGGGCACCGCCACCAATCAGTGCCCCCTTCATTGCTGAGATTCCTCTTGCTGGGATAGTTGCCATTTTACTTTCCTCCTTTGTGGTTAATTAAAGTTTAAATCAAACCCTACCAGCAACTTCTTCAAAGCTGACACCAGTACGAGTAGCTACGAATGTCAATGTTACATAATTAATTGATTTGGTTGGCTTCAGGAATATATCTGCTCTAAATTCATTGTTATCAATAACATCAGGAGTATTATTAGTTTCATCGCAGATAACCAAGAAGTCATAAAGACCTCTCTTTGCTTGAATATCACGTAAATATGGCTCAATGATATTGACAAAGTTTGCTCTAGTAATTTGATCGTTTAATTCAAACAACTGTGCTTGAGCAGCTCTTTCCAGTGCTTGTTCGATTGTGAGGAATAAACGACGAACGTTAATTCTATCGAATGCAGAAGCATATGCAAGACCAGTTTTATCACCAAATAGAAGTGTTCCCACTCCTGGTTGAGTTACAATGGAGTTAACTCTTGCAGTATAGAGTTGATCTCTTTGTGATTTTGAAGGATTGTATGCAAGCTTGATTGCATTATTAAGAATTCCTCTTTGCTGTCCTGCAGGAGAGAACCAAGGATATGCAACAATATTTGTTCTCATCATTAAACCAGCAATGTCAGCATTGCATGGTATGTATCTGAATAGATTGTTGAATCTGTCATAAGTATACTTATATCCACTGTCAAATACAGCATATGATGAAGAACTCAATGAACTAAAGAAATTAATGATATTATTTGTTTGTGTAGTTGTATTTGTCAAATCTACAACATTTGCTCTGTGTGGAGAAATGACTGCCATGCAATCTTTTCTCAATTCGGCAATTGCAATCAGTTTGTTTGCTTTTGCTTGAGACTCGAATTCTGAATCTAATCCAGGACCACAAATTAGATAATCTACTGCAACTTGATCTTTATTTGAGAAAAGATCGTATGCGGTTGAAAGATCTCCTAGAGTTGTCTTAAGACCATTCAATGATGAATAATCTTTACCGCCAATTAGAGTGTATGTTTTATTTCCAATTGCACTGAAAACAACTCCTTGTGCATTTGAACCCCAAAGACCTTGATTTGTGGTATATGGAGTAAATCCACTATAGAATCCAGTAGCTACTGGATTTGTTCCGTGGTATGCATCGTATGCGGAAGACGGATTTTTTCCAGCATAAACATAAGAAGAGAATCCGGCAAGATAATTCTTATACCAAATTTTTTGTGGGGAATTTACTTGCGAGACCGAATCAGCAGCTTTTGAAAGTCCAATATGCTTCTCTAGAATATTTCCTCTAACTCCAGTTATTGCTCCAGAATCGTCAACGACAACGATATGCATCGCGTCATTTTTTCCATTTCTTTCGAGAGAATAGTTATTTGATACTGGTTTTGGTGCAATAGAGGACCAATATACAGTACTATTTGTCAATCCAAGAGTTTGGTTATCGTACCAATCAGCAATTGAAGTTGCTGTGGATGATCCTGTAGTTATTCCTGAATTATTGACAAAAGTAAGAGTGTCATTTGCTTCAAATGCAGACAGAGAATTTCCTCTGCTGTAGTTAATTAAAGATTCTGTACCTGCAGAAGAAACTCTAGAAACGATTTTTATATCGATAGTACTTGAACCATTGACGGCATCTGTACTTACACCAGTAATAATTGCTTTTAAATATCCATTAAATGACGAGGTTGATCCCGCACCAGCAACAATTGCATTGGTTATTGCAGTGGTAACACCATATCCAACAATAGCACCCAATGCTCCGGGATTTGTTGTTGCAATTCCGATAGTTTGGTCTGCTTTGTCGTCAATAAAACAAACTTTTAAATCGTTCGCCCAAGTTCCAGCATTCTTAGAAGAAAATGTATATCCTACAGCATCTGAAGAGTGATTTGTGTTGTAGTCGTCAAAATTCTTTATATTTAAAGTAGTGGAATATGCAGAACCAACACCAGCATTTGCACAATTTAGTGTTGCACCATTAGTTCTAACTACTTTTAGAACACCACCATAAGAAAGATATGTAGAAGCACTCATCCAATATTCATATTGAGCATCTGTTGTCTTTGGTTTTCCAAAAACATTTACTAACTCTTGCTCTGTGCTGATATCAATAGGTTGTTCTACTGGACCTTGAACGAAAGGACCCGCAATAGCTCCGATGTTATCTAAAACATTATCAGCTCTCCCAACTGTTAAATCAACTTCCCTCGTAAGTACACCGGGAGATAATTGAGGAGTCGCCATGTTTTTCTCCGTAAAATCTCAGTTTATCTACAAAATATTTATTAAAAAGATACTTTACAAGGAAGAAAACGTGACGTGAACTACTTACCAATCTGGATATTCATAAGTATCTGGAGAATATTTTTTCTTTTTAGAACTTATAACCCTTTTAATTGAACATTCCTTGCATTCATAAGAATATGAAGATACCACAGGACCTTTATCTTTTCTTGTTCTGTAAAAATTTTCTATTAAATTTTTTATCTCTCCACATGTTCTGCATTTTCTATCAGTAAGCAATAAGTGACCTAATCTAATTTGCTTATCTAAATCCATTATAGGTATTCCCACATATAAGATCTATCTCCATATTCATCAGTAAACCATCTATCGCCATCAACATCAACAAAACTTTCAGAATCTATTCCAGTAGAAACAAATCCAAATGGTGCCATATCTTGTTCTATTTGGTTTTTTTGTTCTTCGTAAAGCCTTTTTCGAACATCTTGATCTGTCAATTCTTTGAAATAGTCTTGTAAAACTAACCATGCATATATGACTAAACACATTGCCAAGTCGTCATTACATCCTTCCTCAGCTTCAAATGAATTATGTTTTTGAATAAAAGTTGTTAACTCGCTAATAATATCATAATCTTTTATTAGTAGTTTATCTTCTTCTATAAGAGTCTTAAGATTTAAACAACCAACTTTTTTTACAGTCTTAGACATTTTGACTCCAAGTTGAGTCTTTTTACCGGAAAATCCTTGACCAACAATTTGACCAGCTCTTCCCCTCATGGAGCACATGAGAACATTTTGATATTCTAAATCATAGTTTAAAATTGAAGCTACTTGATCACCAACGTCATTAACTTCACACAATATAAATGCCTTATTATAATTCTTGGCAATTTCATGTATAATGCTAGGAAATAACATTGGCTTTATTTCGTTGTTTTTATATTTTGCAACTACTTTATGCGGAAATGTTGTAATGTCAACGACAACGAAAGCGGAATAATCATTACCAACTCCTCTGGCAACGTCAACCGTTATCAAGTATTCATGATCTTCAATAACATCTTCGTATATATCTAAACCTGCACTTTTTGTAATAGCACTCTCATAAACCATATTTCTAAGTTTACTTGGTGCGATTAGAGTATCGACAGATCCTAGAAATTCGCATTCAAATTCAACTTTAAATTGTTGTTCTGAAGTGTTAGCAATTGTTTGTTGCTTCCATTTTTCATCCCTTCCGGGTACCTCAGACCAATGAACGTCGGTAGGAATGTATTCATTTTTCTTTCTTTCTGCATCATGCCAAATTTTATAAAAATGATTCATCCCGTGAGGGGTAGAAACAATAATTACTTTAGTATTCTTACCAGAAGAAATAGTAGGATAAACTGAACTGAAAAACTGATCAGCAATATGATTGGGAATAAAAGCAAATTCGTCGAGGAAGATAATGTTATATGATCCACCACGAACTGCGGATGCTGATGTAGAAGCAGCAATAATTTTTGATCCATTTTCTAACTCCAAAGACGCTTTGTTCCATGTCATAACACCCTGTTGTAACCACTTTGGGAGGTTCTCGTAAGCGGTCTGAAGGCGGTCTAAGAGATCTTTTGCGGTAGATGCCTTGTTAGCAAGTATTGCAATGTTAACGTTGTCATTGAAGATCGCATAATAAAGTAAATAAGATACAACAATCGTCGATTTTCCTGACTGACGAGGTAGTTTACATACATTAAATCTATAGTTGTGAAACCTCTCAATCATATTTTCTTGGAATGGATATGGCCTAAAGGGCTGCAATCCATGATCCAAAGTTACAATTTGAATATAATTCTTAGCAAAATATAATGGATCATTCTGACATCTAGCAAATTCTAAAACCTGATCTTCAGTAAATTCGACAATAGTATTTGCTTTTTTTAAAAGCGGATTGCCAAGATAATGTTCAGCCATAATAAAACCTATTTTTTAATTACAATTCCAACGTCTTAATGCTTTATTGATTCTTGAATCTGGATCTCTTGAAGTTTCTGCAGAAGTTAATTTTGACTTCATACCCTTCATTCTGCGGCAAAAAGACTTACGACGATCAGCTCTTTTTCCTGTGGGATTTTTTTCAGTTACTGCAGTTTGTAACTTTGAACCTGGATTTTCTTTGCGATATGCATTGACTGCTTTTTGACTTAAACCGTCAGTTTTATCTTTACGGTTGACTGATTGCCAATCTTCTCCAAGTTCAACTTCTTCCCCCATAGGTTTTACATAATTTTTATTTGGACCTAATTTTGCATAACTTGCCCCATTTGGTGCAATTGTTTGTATTAGGGGTTGATTTGAAGAGATTTCAG